TTCTTCTACATCTTCTCTAACTGCACGGCGAGCCTGCATGTTAATCTGTTTGTTATTAGAGATTAAATCTACCATCTTGTTAAAGAGGTTTTGAATAATCATTCTATCGGCATTATTGAATGTTGGTTTCTCTTCACCCATCTTATCTAAGATTTTGTGAATACGTTGCATCTGTGCTTTATTGGCCAGACCAGCACGAACCAGAGTGTCAAACTTTGAATAGTCCGACTTCTCTTCTTCAACGATAGACTTAAACTCTAATAGTGATTTCATTTATTTTGCAGGTACTTTAGATGCTAAAACAGATTTAGAACCACCAAGTTTTGCTATTGCCCTTTTCTTACCTTCGTAAGCTTTATCACCGGCATCAATAGGACTCATATCATTGTTTGTAGTTGCACCTTGGCGACCAAGACCACCACCTTCTTGTTCTTTTGATTTCTTCAAATAAGAACGCACAGTACCTTTAGACAACTCATCAAGTTGTTCAAACTCTTCAGATAGTGCAAACTCTTTCAATTCTTCTAAAGAAAAATCTTCTAAATTTAATTGTTCTTCTTGCACTTCTTGTGGTGAACCACCAAACAATGATGCAGCTAATTCTTGTTTACGAGTATCCAAAGCCTCAAATGCTTTTGCAGACAACATATCAGACATGGTATTCTTTGCACCAATGGCATCGCCTGTTGCAATTTGGTCTATAAATTTTGGCATATATTTCTCCTATTATTTCCTATTTATATTAAGCGCTGACCTCTCAACATCAGCATCTAACTCTGGTGTATCAGATTCAGAAGGTGTTCTTTCCATAGAATTATCTTCTGGTGGAACTTGTCCTTGTTGTGCCTGTGCTTGTTCATCACCAGGCTGTGCAACTGGACCTTCTTCTTCAATCTCTTTTTCCATTTGTTCAATTTCTTCATCAGTCATTTGCAATACATTCTTACGAACCCATGCTGCTGAATAATACCGACCAATAAATGGGTCTAACATTGTTGCTGTGTTAACTCTCTCACGCAACAACTCGGCGTCACGCATTTCGGTAAAGTTATTGTCTTTAATGAAATCATAGTAGATTTGTTCTCTAAAATCTTCATACTCTTCTGTAGTACAAACACCTTTTAATACCAATTGAATCTTTAATGCATGGTCAAATATCTGAGAGAATTTGTTACGCAAACGATTAACAAATTTAGAAAACTTAACTTCGTCACGGGTAACTTCAGTTGTACGGCCAAGACCCATCATATTGCCACTATTCGTATCAAGGCGAGAAGCAGGAATATTCAATGCATTTAACAAATTCTTTTGGAAGTATTTTACATCTTCCATTTCACCAAGATTTTGTCCACCTGGTAATGTAGTAATCTCAGTACCTTTTCCACCCTCACGGCGTGGCAACCAAAAATCTTCAAGCATAGACATGTGTTTACGCTCATCTCTAATCTCGCCTGTGCTTGCATCGTAAACTAGTTTGTTACGATACTGAATCATAATAGAACGAATATATTGTTCAGCTTTACCTTTTGGTAAATTACCAACATCAATATAGAATATACGGCGTTCTGGTGCTCTTGAAATACGATAGATAACTACCGCATCTTCAATCATTCTTAATTGATTGAGAGCTTTAATTGCTTTATGTAAATATGAAATGACGAATACATTCTTTGCATCCATCAAACCAGAGTTTACATTAATAATTGATTCAGGTGCAATACGCAAACCTTGTGTTGCATTTGCAGTAAATGTTTGTGTGGTCGTACCACGGTCATTGTAAACATAGTATTCAGCCAACGATTTAATAATGTTAGCACCAGTTTTTGGATCCCGTTCTTTTTGAATCTCACGCACTTTACGAATCTTGCGTGGGTCAATATAACGAAGCTCTTGAATACCTTTTTTAGGGTCTTTATCATTAACAACAACATGATAGTATATACGACCATCAATATACCAACGCTTAAATAAATCATCGGCAAGATTACTGAAGTTTAACATCTTTTGGATGTTATTAAACTCTTCAAGAATCTTCTTTTTAATTGTTTCTGGTTGTTTCAGATTATCTAAAACAATCTTTAATACTTCACCATTTTCTGTATGACTGATTGCTTCATTAACAATCTCATCAATTGCCATATCACACTCAGGGTGATTTGACATTTCACGATAACGGGTAATTAATTCTATCTCATTGCGAGCAGAACCTTCTAAATCAACATATGTTCCATAATGAGCATTTTGCGTGATGGTAACTGCGCCATCATCAATTGCTTCCGTAGGAAGTGTGAAAGAAGCTTGGTCAGGTTTTTCAACCTGAACAATATCTTTTTGACCTAGTGTGAAACCGAAAAGTTTTATTGCCATTAAAAATTCATCCTATAAAATAAAAAAAGGAGGCCACACGGTTGACCCCCCTTTTATCAAGCCACTTGGTCAGCTACTGCTTCCCACCATTGATAAGAAAGTGTGATAGTAAATTCTTCAATTGAATCGTTTGAACCCCAGTCAACATCAATAGGTGCAATATCTTGAGGAAACATACCAAGAAAACGGTATTTCTTCAATGTAGCACCTTGTTTGCCAAACTGAGTTACATCAGCATCAACTGTATAACTACCAGGACTTCCAGCTAATGGATTGCGAACATTCAAGCTGTGACTATTTATACCATTCATCCAACGCTCAAAAGCATTGCGAATAATAAAGTCTTCGTCATTGATGACTGTAATTGTCCAATCGGTGAAGCTTCTGTTGCCCGCAAATTTTAATTCACGACCAAAGTATTGAACTGGTACAACACCAATAGTTGAACCAGGTAGTTGAGCCGTTTTACACATGAAAGTTAATTTTCTCTGTGCGTCTCCAGGCTGTGCGAAGCTAGGAAACGGCATACTCACCTCAAATAAATTTGGGCGAGCGCCATCTCCTACCATCTGAGAGCGGAATTCGTTTACTGAAAATGCCATTTTTGTATCTCCTATCTCTCTATTTATTAGAACCGGCCGACAATTTCATCAAACGAAACACCTGTGCGGACTGCCACAAAGTTAAGTTGAATGAAGTTGACAGAGCGTGCTGGTTTGATGTAAATGTCACCAACAAATTGGTTAGCATCAATTACATTTGAAGTGTTATTTGTTTCATCGCATACTACACGGAAGTCTGTAATACCACGGCGACCTTGTATGTCACGCAAGAATGGTTCAACTAAGTTGACAAACTGAGCACGAGTAAATTGGTCGTTGAATTCAAACATTGAACTGCGAGCTGCACGAGCGATTGATTTCTCCAACACGATAAACAAACGGCGTACATTGATTCGGTCAAATACAGAAGGACGATTCAACAATGTTTTGTCGCCAAATAGAATTGTACCTTCGCCTTGGAATGTAACAACAGGGTTAATACCTTGAACATACAAGTTATCACGCTCTGCTTTAGTTGGATTGTATGCCAACTTAATAACATTCTTAACGATACCACGATTTAAACCGCCTGGTGAGAACCATGGGTCACGCTCTTGGTCTGTACGAGCACAGATACCAGCAATGTCACCATTCAATGGTACCCAACGATATACATCGTTATATCTATCGTATTGGTATTTGTAACCAGAATCTAAGAAAGCGTATGAAGAACTTGTCAAACCTGAACGGAATGAAAGAATAGAAGTTGATTCACTACCAGCTTTGTCAACAACAGAAGATTTTGTTGGTGATAAAAACACCATAGCATCTTTGCGAGATTCAGCGGTTGAGATTAAACTTGCAGCGATAGTTGCGTTGCCTGGACCAGAAATTATTAATGAAACATCAACAACATCAGGATTTGCAAAGAAAGCGTATGCAGTAGTAATTTCAGAGTTACCAATTGTACCATCAGCACCTGAACTTAATGATGCAGTAAATGGTGTATTAATATTGGTAAATGTTTTTGCAACAGCAGTTGTTCCCCAATTAGAAGCGCCTGGCTGATATGAAGTCCACCAAACATATCTAGATTGATTATTAATAACTGTTTTGTAATAGTTAGATGAACCATTAGTAGTTAATGCATCAGATGCTTTAGAAACAAATGAGTATTTTTCAAGAACTGTGTTTGCAGCACCACCTGAGAATTGGCCGTCTTCGTCAATAACGATGACATGCATTTCATCACCAGAACCACCTAAACCTGAAGTGTATGATGATGTGCTTGGTGCAACACCAAATTGGTCAGCATATTGCCATTTACGCAATACAGCAGCACCTGCGGTAACAGCAACAGCGGATGCCACATTAATAAAGCCTGCTGATACTGAAGTTGTGCGAGTATATGTTGTACCACCGTCAAAAGAAACGAGGTCACCAGGATACAAGTTAGCAACAGGAGAATTTGTAACTGCAACAGCAGTATTACTTGTACCACTAGATGTTACAATAGTTGTATCAGTAGCAGTCAAGTTTGATGAGTAAGCTTGTGTTGAAGAACACATAGAAACACGCAAAGTGTTACCTAAAGCTCCAGCGTATCTTGCAGTAAATGGACCAGCACTTGTATTTGCCGTAGTCCAATTATTTGCATAATCGTCTGAGTTTTTAATTAAATAACCAGTACCGTTAGCAGTAGCGTTAAGAGTAGAGGTTGTGTTCGCAGCACGAACAATTTTTAAGTTATTGGAATATGCTAAGAAATTTGCTGCTGAGAACCAGTATTCATAATTTGTATTATCTGGTTTACCAAATCTCTGAGCAAGGTAAACCTCATCAGAAATAGTAACCACTTCGCCAACTGGACCCCAGTTAAAATTTCCAGCGATACCGCCAATTGAAGTAGCGGTTGAAGGTACAATTGTAGTCAGGTCAATTTCTGATACATTTACCCCAGGTGATAGCTGAAATGCCATGGATTTCTCCTTAGTTATGGGTCAATTTTTCTTTATACACTATTTAGTTTTTTATAAATTTGAGGATAGATAACCTGGTAGAACTCTAGGAGATTCTTTTGACCAAGCATCTCCACTATCTACTTCATATTCCAACTCTTGTCCATCGCTTATAAAACCAAACGGTATAACGTCTTCTTCTATTTGTTGAATTCTCTCTTGGTACATTGCCTCACGCAAGTTAACATCATTTAAGTCTCTGAAGTAAGGATTAGTTGTCAACCAACTAAACAGGACTAGAGGCATCACCAAATCATCGTGATATCCATCGTCTGCTTGATATGAACCTCTATACTCAATAAAAGTAGAGAGTTCTGATATCACATCAGGGTCTGGAATTAATAATTTCTTTTCTTCAATTAATGATTTAAAAGTAAAACAACCAATTCGTTTTACCCTTTTATCAGTAACAACACCAAAATTTGTTCTACCTGAACCACCAAAACCACCAGTTACTTTCTGGCCTTTACCTGTTTTGGTTACATACAGAATATTTTCATATTCTAATTCGGACTGTAAAATATATGCGACCTGCTCACTTGTGTTAACCTCAAGTAAAACATATGCATTATTAAAATCCTTTGCCACCTTATGTATAACAGAAGGATATAACATAGGCGCAATTGAATTATCTCTAAATTTACCTACTAGTTTATATGGAACTTCTGCAATATCTATAATTACAAATGCCGAGTAATCGCCACCAACACCTTGTGCGGTATCAGCAACAATCACATAAGTGTGTGGTTTTTTAACCAAGACTTCATTATCATCTCTTTCTCCCTTAACAGGAAACTCATACAAGTCCAAACCATCTTTAGAATAGACAGTCGGTAATGTTGACATATATTCAATAGTGGCCGAATCAATCAAAGTCAAAGATGAACCAAGGAACTTACACAGTACCTCTTGGTTATATTTCAATTCTCCAAGTTGGCGCTTCTGTTCAAGAGCCCAAGCTTCGTCACGACCAGGAATTCTGTTATATGGAATAAACAATGGCACAAAGTCATTGTTCTTATTCATCGCATCGTTCCAAAACTTCCAAAAGTGATTGTATCCTAATGGTGTAGATGTGATAAGAATCTTGGTTGTTTGACCAGCAGAAATAACAGGATACACAGCAGTAAAGAATGCTTCTGCAATCGTATTTGGAATAATTGCGGCCTCATCAATATACAATAAGTTCACGGACTTACCACGAATACC